AGTGTGGCCGCCATCGTCCGACCAGCGCAACATAACTTCTGGGTTGTAGCCTGGTGCAGCGGAATATGAATTAGTGACTAGGTTGTACCCAGTAATATCAATGTCTGATAGCTCATATTGACCCAAAGGCTCAAAATCATCCCCTGCTTCAGTCGTTAATGTAACGCCTGATTCAGTAACTAAATACGTTTGCACATATTCAGCCACAAGATCTAATCCTGACTCAGTGTCAATATTTTCGCTGTCATACGCAGGATACAAATTTAAACCCACGCCTGTTTCGCAATCTAATTGCAAGCTGTGATGCGCGGTGCGCTTGAGGTTGTTTGTGCCAGTAGGCAACGCCCGCCAGCTCCGCAACCATTTTTGGATATTGCCATTGTCAGCGTACACGTCTAAATCAAACGTATAGATGTTGCCGTTTTCAAAATCGCCAACAATGATGTTGCCGCCAAAGTTGCATTGGCAGTTGCTACGGTGGCGGGTAAATTCGCCGTCAATAAAGCCAGCTCGTTCATGCCATGCTTGGGTAGATACGTCGTACACCCATGTGGCGTTGCCGCTAGGAAACGTTAACACATAAAAAGCATGGCCTTCTTGCTGGTATGTGTACGCAATAGCGTCTGCAATGTTGCCATATTGGGCAATTGCATATTCGATAGCGTGGGTAGAAATACGAACGCCAGTGTAGCCATTGGCGCGGTAGACAATACCTTGGCCACGGGCGTCGGTGCCCAGCCAAAACAAGCCGTTGTCCATCTTGGCGATGGTGTACGCAGACACGCAGCCAATTTCATTGAAAGCGCCTTGAATGCGAGTTAAAGGAAAATCAGCCGCGCCTGAGTCGTACCAAACTTCCACCGAATCAGTGCCAAACACCCACAACTCGCGGTGGTCAGCAATGATGCCGACTACGCCATCGGGTGAGCCTTCGGCGCTTGCAAAGTCTAAAGGGTCAACAGAGGTGCCATCAAGTAATTGCGTTACCCAAAGAATTTGACTGTCGGGTTGATTAAAAACAAAATAGCCGTCAAGGTAAGCCACCGTTACCGCGCCAGCAAAGTCAGGGTCAGTAATCTTGGCAAACACACCGGTAACTTCGTTGTAGATGTAACCATCAGGATTGCAAGCAAAGAATATTTGCGTTCCATTGTCAGCAATAGACACCGGCCCTGTTCCTGAAACAGACCCTAACAATTGAGGCGTGGCAGTCAAACTTGTTAGTTTATAAACTTCAAAACCAGAAACAACGTAAAAGTCGGTTCCATTGCTTTGATGCGCCCATAAAGCGCGGATTGGGCCTGTGCCTACAGTCTGTAAAAAATTAAGACCTGGGGCACGGTTAAGAAACCCAGGCTCTTTACCACCCTCTGGAATAACTTCAGGAAACAAATTGACCATGCGGTTGTCCGCAGCGTTGATACTGCGAGCAACATAAGCTGATCCAAGAATTGGCGTTTTCATTAAGCCGCAACTGCTTTTATAACCGCAAAGCTAAATACTGGCTGTTCTGTTGTTGTGCCGCTAGTAGTGCGAAATGTAATCCTAAAACTACCCGCTGCTACCGCAGTGACCATCAAATCGTACAAGTCAGTACCTGATTTTTGATTTAAGATAATTACGTCAGTTGCCGCCACAGTGCTGTTGGTCACAGTAAAACTTGCGGCAGTAGCCGAACCCGCCGCGCTTACTAACGTAATTGCGCCCGAAGTCTTGTCAAGTGTTACGCCTGTAGTACGGCTTGTTAACTGAGTAACAGTACCGCCTGCGCCCGTGGCATAGCCCACGCCAGCCGTGCCAGTGGACACAATTGTGCCTGTTGCTGTCAAACTTGTGCCTGTAGCTACGCCAAGGACGGGGGTAACCAACGTGGGTGAAGTTGCAAATACAGCAGAACCTGTACCCGTTTCATCTGTTAACACGGATCTAAAATTAGTGCTGCTTGGCACTGCTAAAAATGTAGCTACACCAGAAGCTAAACCACTTATGCCGGTTGCAACAGGTAAGCCTGTGCAGTTAGTCAAAGTGCCGCTTGCTGGCGTACCAAGCGTAGGCGTTATCAATGTTGAATTAGTAAACAACTTTGCATTAGTAACTTGTTTTGTTGTGCCCCCTTGGACGATGGGCAAAACATCGGTTGTAGCGGCAGCGGTGGCTACGGGAAGAGCTGAAATTGCGATGGTGGCCATATTAGTAGTTTCCTGCAAAAATGTTAAAGCGTTGACGGGACGATACGATAGCGTAAGGCATAGACATAATGTCATCAGGGTTGTTGATGCGCTTCAAGTTGCGCTTAGAAGTCATTGCAATGCGCTGCACTTGAGGGCTTGGCTCCACGCCAAACTCAGGTGCAATTTCCATAGCCAAATTGTAGACAAACGCTCGCAAATAGCCTGGCGGGAACAGAATATTTGTCGCCAAGTTAGCTGGCTGAGTTAATTCTTGGACTGAAATAAAATGCCATTCCAAGTCCCGTGTGGGTCTAGGATAGATATACATTTCAACATCAGGGTAGGTCATGTTGACAAAAATGACCTGTGGGTATGTTGATGTCACTGTCTTAACAGCAATGCCGTTGTACTGCTGTTGGTTAATAAATTTTATGCCGTAAGACACGTTGGTGCCTGGGTCACGGTAGTAAGTGGCATCGTCCAACAACACAGGACGCAAGCCTACAAAGTTACCCGATGGGCCAAGAGTGCGTTTAATTTCACCAGCAGGCCAAGTAAATATTTGATCTTGGGTGCTGAAGACAGACAAACGCTCAGTATTCCATGAGTCAATCATTTGATTCAACGCCATCAGCGAATCTTGAGACACGGACGCGGAAGTTGTCTCACCTTCAGCCAATACGCCAAGCAATCGCAATGCTCTGTTGATTTGATCGCCAGCAGTGTATATGGCCATATTACGCTCCTTGTTCTGCCGCCTCTAAACTGGGTCGGCCACGACGACGTTTAACTTCCAATTCGTTTGCGACAGGAGCCGCCTCATCAACAGCAGGCGTGTCCAAAGTATACCTTGTCCAGCCATTTTTTTCATCAAATTCAGCTTCCATTTCTATGTAAGCTATTTTTCGACCGTGGATTTTATGTTCAAGATAAATCATAAGATGAACGGGGTGATTAGCCCCCTAGTTGGTTTTATAGTACGTGAATCACAGCAAAGTTGATTACTACGGCCTCAGACAACGCGCCGCCTGAAAGGTTGCGCAATGTGATTGTGCAGCTTCCAGTAGCCTTGCCGGAAATCCAACAGTTGTATGCGCCAGCAGTAGCGCCAGAAGACACGCTCAAAATCACAACGTCTTTTGCGCTGATTGCGCTATTAGTCAAAGTAAACGTGACGTTTGTGACGTTAGCCAACTCAGCGTTGTTCATTGTGATCTGACCAGCGGACTTGTTTAAGGTTACGCCAGTCGATTTGCTTGTCAATTGAGTCACTGTGCCGCTTGCTTCTGCGGTGTAACCCAACTCGCCACCAGACATTACAAAATTAGACCCGATAATGTCTTGGTCTTCAAAAGCAACGCCAATTGGTTTGGTATTAGAGGTCATGATGTTTCCTTTAAAAATAGGGGCCGAAGCCCCCATTTGGTTAGGATGCTACCAATGGAACAGAATACCACTGGGTGGTGGAAGATGCCACCAACAACGAACTGGTAAGGTTTGTAATGCTATACGCACCGTTGGCCGCAACTGCATTGATTGCCCCGCCAGTGGCGGGATAAATATTCAACGCGCCGGCAGCGGTGTTTTTAACAATAATTACCATACCAGCTACCGCTGTAGGCAAAATCACGCCTTTGGTGCCATCTGCCGCCGAAACGACATTGATACCCTCAGCTAGTGCAGCAGCATTGCCTTGAGTACTGCCAGCCGCCGCAACAGCAGCAACAGGAAGGCGAATGGCGCCGGTTGAAGTGCCGGTTGAATTGCCGGTCATGGTCGTAGCAGTTATGGTCGTAGCGGTTACCGCTTGCAACGCTGACGCGCCGGTGACGGTTACGCTATCAAATTCAGGGTCGCTATACGCGACGCCTACAGCTTTAGTATTTGGCATGATTTTTCCCTTTAGGAAGATGGGGCCGAAGCCCCATCAGATTTAGGCAACGCGATAGATTGAATACGCTGCGTCACCTGTTTTGCGGAAACGGAACGTGCCAGATGTGTTGCTGGTTTTGGTCAGCGCATCTTGGATCGTGTCGTTACCAACAAGGGTGTTGCCCGTGCCAGCGGTGAAGACCACATCGTTTGCCGCATTGTCACCAATGTTGATGAAAGAGCAGTCAAATGTTGAGCCAACTTTAAGGCTAGAGAATGCAGCGTCAAGCAGTGCGCCTGTTGGGAACACGTAAGCGCCTGCGTCTGTGCCGCCGGAGTCCATAGTGCATACACCAGCAGCCAAGTTCTCTGCGGTGATAGTGACAGACGCGCCAGTCAATGCGACAGGTGCGCTAGTGTTGTAAAAACTGATTTCGCCAAGATTGCCGTCACCAACTTGGTAACCGCTTGCGCCGTTAGGTAATGTAGCCATGATTTATTCCTTTGAAAAGATTTAGAAAACGGGGCCGAAGCCCCATTTGGTTAGCCCCACAGGCGGCAGGCCATTTGTGGACGGATTGTGCTGAAGCCATACAGTACGTCAATACGGCAAGGCATACGGTCGTTGTTGATGTCGTACTGACGAACAACGCGCAAGCTGATGCCGTTATGGACAGCGCGAGCAGCCATATCAACGCCTTGGGGCAACAACAAGTCGGCGGTCGCAAAAGTGATCGCGTCTTTGTGGTAGATCAAGTTCTGAGCGTACTGAGTAGAAGCAGCGCCCACAAAGGTCACAGTTCCACCAGTTGCAGGCAGCGCGTCCACAGTGGCCAAAGCATGGTTAGCTGAGTACATAGGAGCAACGGTCACAGTCCAAGTACCAGCCACAGCAGTAGCGTCAGCCAAAGCAACAAACTGGAACAACGAACCAGTGGATTCACGGGTTTGTGGGTTCACAGCGTTACAAGCACTGATTGTGAACACGTCACCAGCTTTGATGGTGGTAGTCACAGAACCTTGTTCCAACAGAATGGTTGAAGAACCTTCGCTGGTCACGCCAGGAGTCTTAACCAAAGTTGATGCAGATGCGCTACGTGAGCCAGTAGTGTGCTGCTTGATTGACTGAGACATGTTGATCTCATCAAAGCCCAACACGCCAGTACCCATCATGCCGTTCTTAAACTGCTTGCTGATGGTGTCGGTGGGGTTAAACAAGCCTTTCATGCCTTCAACCAAACCAGCGTTAGCGGCAGGGTTGACGGTAGCGTAACGTGGTGACATCACGGCAGCGTTTTCGTTCAGCTTCTGCTGGGCTTGCAACAAGACCAAGCTAGTAGAAGGAGTGGTGCCAGGGGTGCCAACGGTGTTACCGATGGTTTTGTACGCGTTGGCAACGTCAGCATCAATGCTGGAAGCCAACTGGCTGATACGAGGCTTCAGAACACGTTCTGCGAAGTCGTCCAACTGCATGGTCAATTCAGCAGATGTAAAGTTCACGCCGATGTGCTTTTGTGAAGCAACGGTCAAAGTGGTGAACTGTTCGTTGTCGTCTTGAACTTGCAAGGCGGCACCGTCGGTTACCAAAGCGCGGTCGGGTAAACGGATACGCAGTGTAGAACCAATCTTGGCACCTTCAACAGCGAAGCTGTCGTCGTACTGACGGTTCACGTTACGGGTGATCACTAGGTTGTTCTCGAGAATCTCGAGAGCTTTACGGGTGATCATGTCAATCGTTAAGATACTGTTAGACATGGAAAAAATCCTTTAAAAATTGTTTAGCGGTTTTGTGCTTCCCACTTCTTACGCTGTCTTGCTCGTTCAGCTTCAATCCACTGCGAATCGGTCATGGTCTTGGTAGACCGTGGATCAGTAGTGTCATAGGCTGGGCCCCCAGAGGAGCGAGCAGTAACAGGCGAAATCGGTGCTGGCGCAGACGTGGTTCTTTTCACAGGAGGATCGTTGGCCATCTTGGCCTCAATTCTCCCAATTTCTTTAGCCTGCACGATAGGCGCA